GCTTATTGATGATTCTGGAATAACTGGATTCAGTTATCTATTAAGAACCTATAACACCACCGATAGAATCGAAAATCTCAGGTCCACAATGTGGGAGGGCCGCGCGCTTCTTCTGGGATATGTGAATGATTCTCTTGTGGGGATGTACGCTGGGGGCTATTCAAGCGTAACGTATCCACCACTACGAGATCAGGCCAGCCCTTTCCAGTATTGCAACAATGATTTCATGTATATTCCATATTTCCAGCCAGAAGTCTCTTCCAAGTGGAGTGCGAACGGAGCTGGATCGGCCACGTTGACCAGTGATGGCCTTCAGATTCAAACCGCGGTAAACCAAAGATATTATAATGGAAGTTCCGGTTCTGGAATCAACCAAATATTTTCCTTCAAGTTAAAAGTTCCAACTGGGGGGTTACTCAGTGAAGAAAGAATCGCTTTCCGGAAGTTCAGCGATAACAATATAAACAGCTGGAAGCTTTCGATTCGGTTCTCCACTACAGGTTTTCAGATCTGGGATAATGCCAACAATCTAAGAACCAGAACTCTGGACATGACAAACTTCCACGAATTCATTGTTTCAATGGAAGGTCGTGAAGTGGATGTGTATTACAGAACCGCCGATAACAACCACGTGAAGAAGTGGAACAAGGTTAGTGTAACACTGGGACAAACAACCACGGGCCTTGGAAATAACTATGAATTTGGTCATTTCGTTTCACAACCTTCCACTTCTGTCTGGTTACGTGTGGGGATCGGTGAAGGTGGTTATATTATCGATGATGGAACCCAAAGACCAGCCACGTATCCAACCTTTGGGACCTACACCTATATAGATGAAGGGCTTTCAATCACAGCCAAAGAATCACCGGCTCGTGAAGGGGAAGAGTATGAAGTGGAGCCTCGTTATGATTTCCCTATTCAGAACATCTTCCACCAAGTTTCACCCAGCCCAAGAGTGGTTTGGCGATCAGGCAACGACACAACACACCACACTCTTGGAATCTTCTTGAATGCTCTTCAGGGAGCCAATGAACCGAACTTGACTCTGAATGGTGTGGCTGGACTCCACTTGTCGAATATCAATTTTGAAACATTCACGATTCAGTTCTGGGATATTGTTTCAATGTCTTGGCAAGATCATCTAACTGTCAACGTGTCGGATGGTCTGACCGGAACATATCAGCGAAAAGGGAACACACTGTTCCCAGCTTCCACGGGGAATCCGTTTTATTTACATTATAATGAATGCGCTGGATGGCGCGCGGATCTGGGATCTGGTCACGTGGTAAAGCTGAAGACCAATTCGGAAGGAGTATGGGGAAGAGGGAACCACAAAGAAGCTATCATTATGATAGATGAAGAATCGGATTATGCTCTTTCTCTTCCAAATAACGGAACAATGAAGCTTATTCCCGATAGCGTAACCATCACAACAGAGCTTCTTCAATCTTCCAACCCAGGACAAGAAGCCTTTGCGATTCGGATTCCCGTTCAGGATACACTTGAGGGTTATTTTCAGATTGGTATGATGGTCTATGGTCACGTTGCCTTTATGGCTCCACAATATCAGCGCGGCCGATCGATTTCCTTTGAACCCAATACCCAAGGAACGACCACACTAGACAACACTTTCCATTCCAGAAGACTATCCAACGGGTCCAGAACATTCCAGATCGCGTGGACTGAACCAGTTGATTCACGAAACATTATGTCAAGGACTCCAGACTATTGGCAACTGTCCACATCTGTTGGATCTCAACCTGTAGCGAACTATGGAGATAGCCCTTTTCAGATGATGGGGATATGGGATTCTCTTGGAAATCAACATCCAGCTGTTTATCTTCCATCCATCACCAAGGGAGTGGATAACCAAGTATTTAACCGGACCTATGAACACGCGCTGGTCAGGCCGGTCGGAGCTATCACGATTGAATCTGTTCTGGGTGAAGAACAAGAAAATGAAATGTTTCGTGTTGCCAGTATCACACTTCAGGAGATCGAATAAATGTATTACAACGAGTTCGAAGGGATGGAAATGTGTTTCCTCTTGGATGTGGATTACTTGGGGAAAATATATCGGTTCTCTACCATCCCGATCGATCTGGAGGATACAAGGGAAGATCTCACTGTTAGATATGATGGGGGCCTTGAAGATCCAGATATAAACCAAGAGACAAGTTTCTTGGGGGTATCTATTGAGGGTGATGCGGTTTCAATGCAGTTGGTTTTCTCTGAACTCGATTGGGTGGAAGAATGGTTGGCCGGAAGAGTTCTGGACCACTCCAAAGCTATTCTGTACGCTGTACCGATCAGAGATGGAACGACTTCTTTCACTCTTCTGGATCGTGTTCCTTTGTACTCTGGGAAAGTTTCAAGCCCGATCTATGGAGATCCAGAGAAGCCCAAAGGATGGATAGCCTTTTCTGTGGAAAACAATGAGAACATACAGGTTGTGAAGCTCCTGGAGGGTTCCAACGAGATCACAAGAAACCGGTTCCCTTCACCGGTTCAGGATGCTGTATATGGGAAATATGCTCCATTCGTATTTGGAAAGCCCGGTCTCATCCCCAAGCCAGAAGCGAGTAGACAGATATCTTTCACTGAAAAGTACGCGACCACGCCGGCGCTTCAAGTGCAATTCACAAGACAAACCAGCCCTTCTTTCGAGGAAAATATTCGCTACTTGATAGCCCACCATCCAGTAAAAGCGAGTATCGGCCGGATATACGATCCAGCTGGGGGATCGTTCCGAAATCCCATTCTAGTGGATTCAGATGATGAAGGAAATCTATACAGTTATGTGAACTACAAAATAATTTCCACCGGCGCGGATGTTCTGGAATATGACAACTTTCAACAGTCTTCTGGTGGTGTAGAGATCTTTCAAGACTTCTATGCTTCTTGGGGTGAAGAAGATGGAGGATATTTTCAAGCGTTCTCTTCTGGGGCGATGACTGGCGGTGGTGATATTTGTATGTATTTCTTGGAGAAGATAGGCCTTGACTATGATTATCAAGCGTGGGCTGGTCTTCTGGCTGTTCTCAATCGTTACAAGTTCGCTGGATATATCAACGACTATGAAACCAAAGCTTGGGATTGGTTGAAAGAGAATATCATATCCAACCTTCCCATCGAGGTTGTGAATTCTACAAGGGGAATCACCCCAAAGCTAAATTTATATTTCAATAGCGATATTCCCCAAGTTCTTCACCACGTTAGAAGTTCGGGTGATTTCGAGATCATCACGGGAATCCAGCCACTGGACCAGCCAATCATCAATCATTTAACAGTTAAATTCTGTTACGCTTCTTCCAATGATGCCTACCAAGCCACAATCATCATCGATCCAAGGCTGGACCAAGAAGAAACAATGGTGGTCAACGATCCAATAGCGCGCCTTAGCTTTGAACGGTTTGGACTTCGCGAACAAGTTCTGGAGCTTCCTTTCGTGTGGGATCTGGCCACGGCTTTCCGAATAGCTCGGAACACAATACGAGTCAGGGGATTGGGAGCCAAGGCCATTGAAGTTTCAGCCAGTCCAAGATATTCTTTTATGGAGATTGGGGATATTATTTCATTGACCAGCGATATCGGATTCACTGATCACAAATGTCAGATCATATCGAAAAGCTGGAGAGATAACCGGTGGTTCTTTGTTCTCCACATTGAAGAGAATCCCATTATAAATCAGAGACAATAGGAAACTTTCCTATTGGCAATATACACCAGAACCAGATCGTGATATTCTGGGGCTATGTTAGTATTCATAGATAGACAGCACGCTGGAAAGCCTAGGCGATTATCAGACAGGGGAGCCGGTCAGGATCTGGATGGTGATGGGGTTATTTCTTGGGCCGAACGAGAAGCGATATGGACTGGCCGCTTGGCTATCGAACTTGAAATCTTATTATTGGAAATGGGTTATGATGTTCTTCCTATATCGGATGGATCTTATGGAACAAGACACGCAAGAATCAATAACTACGCGGTGGGAGTTCAAAACAGTGTGTACTTGGCTCTTCACTTGAACGCGGGTGGTGGTGAATACGGTTCATTCTTCTATCACCACGCTTCACCAATGGGAAAAGAACTGGCCGGTAAAATATCCAAAGCGCTGTTTCAGACTCTCCCAAGTTTGAATGATGTCAAGGCGATTCCCTGTAGAGGTGGAGACTGGACAAAGAACGCGTGGAACACAATCAAGGGAGTAGGAAGACCAGTGGCGATCTGTTGTGAACCGATCTTTATGGATACGCACAAGAACCTATTGAATCACCACGGAATAAAACAAATAGCCCTTGGAATATCTCAAGGGATTCAAACTTGGGTGGAACGATGAACGATCCTGTAATGATTCAACTGTTAACGGGTCCGGTGGGGGCCTTGGTTCTCTGTCTTATGGCTATCTTTGTGATCGGTCGTTGGATTGGTCAGCATCTTCCGGTCTGGGTCAATCGACACCTAGACCAGTTCGATCGGGTCATCGATGAACACAGCCAAGATCGGGAAGTGTATAAAAAGAGCCTGTACGATATGACTATCGAACTTCAGAACGTAGGAACTGAAGTGAAAAGCATTAAGGAAGATGTGGTTGAAATCAAAGCTAAATTATAGAACACACTTTCTTGAATAGAACCTCTTCAGGAAATAGCGAGAACGGAACCTGAAGGAATAGGGTATATCCTCCTTCTTGATTCTTGACTGGAAAGTGTCTAAGGTTATCCAGATTAACCTCCACAGCTTCCCACAAGACACGAGTATCCACCCAAGCGATATAAACCCATCTATTATAAACGAATCCTTCAATGGTTAGATTACTCATCGGAAGATCATTTCGAAGAGCTTTCAGTCTGGAACCGACTTCAAGAAGCTGTTCTGGGTCGGATGTCTTCTTCCATCGAACCGCGAAGTGTTGCTTGGGCTCGCAAGTCCAAACACGCGCGGAAATAGATAGTGTGGTTTGACCGTGGGTATAATAGAAATCAATCCCGTGTTTCATATCGGCCAGTGTTCCATTGGTGCTTTGCCACAGACCAGGAAAATCATCTTTCAGATTGGGAATGATGAAGTTCTGGAAGTTTCTATCACCACGGATTAAACGAGTCTTTTTCTTCATAGTGGGGCAAGTATAGCATTTTTTTAATAAAATGTGTTGACAATACAACAGGAAAACCATTATAACCGTACATATAAATCAACACTATAGATTTATATTTACAAATGAGGTACAAAATGAAAGACTTTCTATCAATGGCTATTATCACAATCAGCCTATTATTATCTATGCACATTGCCATCCGTGTCGGGCTTCTTGTCTGCACATTACTTGGAATAAACTGTCAATAAGGAGAAGACACAATGACCAAAGACCAAAGACTATTCAAGCGCTTAGCAATAAGATCACTCATTCGATCAGTAAAGAAGAACGGAAGATCCCAGACCAGAGAATGGGCCGATTCTTGGAATCCACAGAACCCCAAGTTTCTTGGAGTATGGCAAGAAGCCAAGAAGGAGGTGTTGAAATGATATCAGTATTCGAGGGAAATCTGGAGATTGGAACGATCTCTGAATGGTTTCGTGGGGATATCACACTCTATCAGGGGATGGTTCCCCAAGATGATGGACAAATCCTATCCAATACATTCACCACAGAAGAACAAGCGGAACGATATATCAGGGAGAAATATGCTATCTTGGGTTATGTTCCATTCTGTAAGCGCTTGGAAACGGCTGTGAAGCTATCCAATCTAAGCTATAGAGTTCTGGGTTATGAGCTCGGAACCTCGGCCAGTGCTGTTCAGAAGTGGGTATCTGGGGAGAACTATCCAGCGGTTCACTTCTTGTGGCGCTTATCCCAAGTTCTCTATACAAAAGAACAAGGTGAAAAGGCCTTCTTGGAATGGGTCGAAACAATAAACAGGGAAAGATAAAATGTGGAAACTTGAACACCAAGGGATACTTCTTGGCCAGCCAAAACCGATGGGAAGGCCAAGAGGAACCAGAACCGGAAGGATATACACACCACCAGCCACCAGAGAGTATCAGAATAAACACGTGGAAGAACTGGGGGAAGCTCCTTTTCAGCTGTCTGGACCGGTTAGAATCCAGATTACGTTCATATCCAAGCGCCCCCAAAGACTCCAGAAGAAGACCGATCCAGATTCCAGAATATGGAAACCTACACGGCCAGATCTCGACAATATGGTCAAAATGGTTCTGGATATTCTCACCAAGTGGGAAATCTGGGAAGATGATGCCCAAGTGGTTTCCATTCAAGCGGAAGATTATTATTGTGGGAAGAATGAAGAACCCCACACCATATTCCAACTATATACACAAGAGGAGTGACAAATAATGAAGATAAGCCTATTCCCCAATATCAAGGCAAACAAACCAACCATATTCACCGGAGATCTTCAGACAATAGCCAAGGGGCTACTTGCTGACACGGGGAAGAATGTGGTATCAAAAAACGAACTTCCACTCTGGTCCCCTACGCTATTCGATGGAACCAGAAACGGGAAGAACGCACAGTTTATATCTTGCCTTGTCTATGATCTGGATGATGGTGTTACACCTTTCGACACGTGGCGACTGTTCACTGATTGGGTGGTGATAGCCCACACCAGCTACTCACATAAGCCACACTACCACAAATACAGAATCATCCTACCATTGAAGGAGCTAGTTCCAGCCACGGAATGGGATCGCGCTTCCAAGTGGGGTTTCCAGCTGTGGGAAAGAGTAGTGGGAAGAGGAGAACCAGATCCCAAAGCATTGAAGGACCGAGCAAGAATCTATTTTCGATATGCTCTTCCCGATCCGGATCTCCAAGAAGAAGACCCAAAACATCCACGGAACTATTTCCAAACCGCTGAAAGTCTCCAAGGTGATCTTCTGGAACTCGATTGGAAATCCATCCCCCAAGAAGCCCCCCAGGCAACCCCCCAGAAGTATTCCCCAAAGAACCGTGGACCGGTTACGCTGGAATCGCTGGAACTGGATAGCGCTTTTCGTGAAAGAATAGCGAGCCAAGCCGGCGCGCGGATTGTGGGTAATAATGCCCGTTATATCAGATGTCCACAATGTGGTGATAACTCGGTTTATTTCTCCATCGATCTGGCTATGCCAAATGTGGTCAGATGGCCACAGTGCAACCACCGGAACTCTTGTCAGTGGTGGGGAAAACTGAAAGACCTACTGTAAAAACTCAATAAAATATGAATAAAATAATGAAAAAATGAGGAAAATATGAACTACGTTAGCAGAATATTAAACGAATATTGTATTTCACAAAGAGCATTCTCACAGATGACCAGACTGGACAGAAGTGGATTGGTGAGATTGTTCGCTGGAAAACACAAACCACGATTGGACACAATCAAGATATTAGCTGAAGGTCTATCTGAAATCGATGGAAGAGACTGGAAAGAACACGCCGCGAACATCAAGAGAGAAGTTTATGGAAAGCCAACCTTGAAGATTGTGGGGGAAGAATAATGGAACGGACTATGAAGATTGTGGGAGCTTCCAACCACACAAAAGAAGAGAGAGAACATAATGATTATTATGCTACAGATCCCCAAGCGTTCAAAGATTTCCTATGGGCCTTCGGTGATCGTGATGGTGAGATACTGAGTAGAAAGGTATGGGAACCAGCATGTGGAGAAGGAAACCTGGCGCAAGTTCTACGAGAACGGGGATTCTTGGTTCTGGCCACTGACAAGATAGATCGGGGTTATGGTGAAGTGTATGATTTCTTGGAACAGACTGATAGAATGCGCTGGGATGGGGATGTCATCACGAATCCTCCATACAAGGGGAATCAAGATATAGATTTCGTGCGGAAGTCGCTTGATATGGTGTCGAAGGGGAAATGGGTGATAATGCTCTTCAAGGTTCAGTTCTTAGCATCTAAGAAGCGGTTCTTCTTGTTCCAGGAGCTTCCACCGAAGTTCATCTATGTTCATTCATCCAGGATAAAGATCTGGAAGAATAATGATGATGATGGTGGTTCCAATGCTCTGGATTATGCGTGGTTCGTGTGGGAGAAGGGCTTCTCTGGTGAAACAATCACGCGCTGGATTCCATCGCAAGATTATAGGGGGGAAAGATGATTTTAATAGCTTGTGAAGAATCACAAACAGTTTGCAAGGCTTTCCGCGATCTAGGTTTTGAAGCGTTTTCCTGTGATATACAAGATCCTTCTGGGGGGTTTCCAGAATGGCATATAAAAGGCGATGCCATAAAAGAAGCCTATTCTGGAAAATATAAAATGATGATAGCCCATCCTCCTTGTACATATTTGAGTAATGCAGGAGCTCGCTGGGTATATAATGATGGTGTAAAAAAGAACGGTATAGATCCAATAAGAAAGAAAAAAAGAGAAGAAGCTATTAGTTTTTTTCTCCACTTGTGGAGAGCTCCAATTCGGTATATTGCACTGGAGAACCCAATATCATTAAGGGGTTTACTTCCTGATTACACTCAACAAGTTCAGCCCTATCAATTTGGACATCCCTATTCTAAAGCGACACGATTATGGCTGAAGAATCTTCCTGATCTTAAATATACCAATGTTTTGAACAGCTACACCCCTTATCTTCCAAGCAATACGGGAGGAAAAAAGAGAGGACAGAAAGCAAGATTTAAAAATATATCACAGAAAGAATCAAGTAAAACGTTCAAAGGAATAGCTGTGGCAATGGCTGAACAATGGGGGGCGCTACTATGACAGAAGAAGAAAAGATTGAGAAAATGATGGAGCTGGGGAAAGAACTTGGCCACGTGATCACACTGAGAGAAGATCCCAAGCCGATCGGAGCCGATCCCCAAGTGTGGGAAATGCTGGACAAGCCCAGAGCGGTCTATAAGGAAGACCAGCGAACACTGAAGAACGTAGTACGACCAAGATCCAACCGGAAGAACTTGGCTTTTATATTTGAGAACGATCCAGAGTATAAAGATGTAACCTATCACGACCAT